GTGTCCTCATAATCCTTACAGGCAACATCGTAGATTAAACCATTACATACTCTATGTGATAGGTGGTAGCCTAAGCATCTATCCCCCTGCATAACAATCAAAAGAAGTGATTGCTCTAATTTAGAATAATCATTAAACGAGTCAATGAAGAAGTTAGGTTTCCATGATTTTTTCTGTCTCTGTCCTAACCACTTAGCGGTCAAAAGATTACACGCTGAAAGGATTTCATAAGGAACGCTGCCCCAATGTGCTTCAATAGTAATAGCACCCGACTCACAAAGCGACTCAGCCTTATTGCATGGCCTTCTTAACTGATTCTTATTCACCCCGAACCTATCTGAGAAAGCAGACAGATTATAGACATACTCTATGTTATCCTTCACCGGAACGACCCCGTATTGTTTAGGGTCATAATTTACATCTTCATCACTTAGAAAGCAAGGAACTCCTCCAGCAGTAAGTTTCTCTATAACCTCCCAATTGTTAGGGGGTAGTATAGAATAGAGAACTTGTGTTCCCATAATTTGTCTGTCCTTTAGAACGACCAAGTCATCATCAATATAACCTACCTTGAACACATGGGGTTGGTGGATTAACCTAAGTGGGGATTGGTAATATCGTGGATGCCGGTAGGCACGATAAAGACCATTCTTGAAATCCATATAGTTATCTAAGGTTAGTGGAACAAACTCGCTAAAGTCTAAAGCCATTCTATATCCTCTGTCTTATCTTCAACATCAAGATAATGGAACTCATCCTTAATTGTCTTCGGGTCACCCTTGAAGAATATGAGAACATTCTGATGTGTCTTACCGAGTTTGCGGTTGTTGGCGAATTGCTTATGCACTCTGATAGGCAGGCTACCTGCAACAGTAATTAAGATACATTCATTGTAAAGGGTAGCACCTGCTGATTGGAATGCGTCAATGGTGTCGCTGACGAAGTTTCGATAGAACCCCTTTTCATTTCTAAAATCTCCAACAACGAATACTGCAAACCTATTATCCTTGAGCATATCAACAGAACGCTGAATGATATTGCGGTATGTATCGAGAAACTCATGATGTTCCATAGTGGATAAATCCCTATCGTCTTCTGAATACACTTCTAGGTCACCATAGGGCGGGCATGAAAATACCATATCCCATTGACCTCCTACCTTATCCTGTATGTCTAGTGCGTCACCAACGACCCAACTAGGCATAGGGTAATCAGTATTCCCTAGTATCTCTAATCCTTGAATCCTATTTGCCTGTACTTGGTCGGAACGGAGTTCCATACCCGCATAGTGATGGTCGCCATGTGCGGCCACGATACCTCTAACTGAACCACCGCAGAACGGGTCAAGAATACTACCACCTTCGGGGCAAAACCAATTATACATCAACTCAGTTAGCACAGGGTCGAATATAGATGTTCCGGTTGCTCTATTTTGAAAAGCATCTGCATCCTTTAGTGCGGCAGAAGTCGAGCCGTCTTCCTTCTTATGAAGCCACGCACTATTTTTACCTGTCCCACCTCCGGGAATTGCTCGTAAGTCCTTCTTAGCCTCTTGTTCAGCATTCCATGTCTTCTTGTCTCCAATAGCGAATGTCTTAGCACTCCCTTTTGAATCACCACCAATCTCAACCTCTTCGTCAGTTAGAAGGATGCCTTCTTTCTGCAATTGGTCAAAATCATACTCTTTTTTGCCGAACATATATTTCATGTTCGACTTTGACATAGCGATAAGTGCCTCGCCCCTGCCTAATTCAGACCGGATGCCTTTACGAGTCCACCAACGCTTTCGGTCCTGCCAGTAGCCCTGTCGCGCATCAAGAATGCTGAACGGGGGAGCACCATAGCGTGTCTTCAATGGAGTTCTAATGATATGCTTTTCAATACTCATCATTATCCCGCCAATCTGAATCTAAATCTCGCTCGCCGTTTATTTCAACCCAATGATTATACTTGTCGGTTTCAAGGGTTGGTAGGTCGTTGAATAATATCCCACCATACTCTTCTTCGCAGCATTCGCGAGGAACAATGGCTAATAGACCGGCATCAACCCCACATTCACCCTTGTTAAACCTCCACAAACCATCCCCTCCGGGAGAATCCCATGTTTCGATAGTGTATTCCACACCATCAACCTCCCACTTAATGTCACAGGGAGCGTTGTTATTGTAGTTAGAGTGACTAAAGAGTTTATCGCAGAACTCATCCCAACGCTTACTGTCTATGACATAGCAAGGGTCGCCCACATAATAATTCCAACTCATCTAATCACCTTTTCAATACTGCTGCTTGAAATACCCAATCCCCATTCTCAAAGAGAACAATCAATCTTATTCCCTGTCCTTCGGGTCTAAAGTCAATGAAATGGAGTTTTACCATACCATCATAGTTAGATAGGATTTGCTCAAGCCCGCCTTCGTATGTTGCCTCGAATGATTCAGCCTTTTGCTGACAATCGTCGTTTAGTATAGTTTCAGTTTCGCCTTTAAGGTCTGTGCCTGTTGTAACATAAAGTGTGCTCTGACCATCATACTGAAAGGTATATTGGTTAAGTTTCTGAGCATTCATATTATCAGCCTTCAAAGCCTCGTGGAGAAGGTTTGCACCTGTTTCACCCATAAAGAATGATGTTCGCTCAGAACCATCTCGCATTTTGTAAGAACCATTTTCAGCATTGATTTGCTCAGATAATGATAGTGACTTTTCCTCCCATTGGGCGATTGTCTCCTGTGAATGAGGGAACGCAAGACTACCCGGCTCAGCAACCAATGTTGTTTGTTTGTTTGCGCTCTTTATCTTAAGCGAACCCCCTAATTGGGTCATAGTTACATCACCGCTATGAGCAGACAATACACCTAAAGCCCTTTCAATGTCGGGGATAACGATAGCGGCCTCATCTTCATTCCAACCACATACAATTGAGAATTGTGCGATACTTGTTTTACCGTCGCGCACTAAACTTGTTGTTGTGACCTCATCAGAACCACATGGTCTAAGGACACAACCTATGACCTGTTGTTGTGGTTTTGCATTCACAAATTGCTTTCTCGCTGTGACTTCTAAGAGTCTCTTCATATTCCCTGCTTTGACTAACATACTACGCGCACCCCGTTACCCCTTATAAGTCCTATGGTATTTCAGACCCATTTTGTGAGGGGCTCATCGTTTTCATCGGCAAGTCTCTGTGCTATCTGCCGAAGAACCCATTCTAATTCGGCTACCCTTGCTGATAATCTCACTACATCTAAATAGTCAGCGCAGTTTTCACACTCACAGGGCATCATATCAACCCCATGTCCGGTAGACCTTTCCATGTTACTTTGTTATCTTTGATTCTCAAAACATCGTGTGAGGTTCCAACAAACTCACTTCCTGTACCTTTCATTTCCTCTACGGTTGCCCGTACAACAAACTCATTTTTACCTAGTGACTTATCGGCTCTAACTCCTGCCGCATCATCTCCTTCTTTGGTATATCTCGCTAAGAATACTTGTTGGCTCATATTTCGTTGTGTTCCATCGACCCAGTCGGGCTTTTCACCAACCTTCATGAGAACCTTCTTACCTCCACCATCACCTAGATATTGTTTGTGGTCTTTTAGATGGAATGTAAAGAATACTCTCCCAACAGGTAGTGCCTGCACTCGATACAAAGTGTCACGGAATGTTTGGTTACGCTCGCGCCATTCCTTCTGATTGAATGAATCTCCTTCATCACTTATGACTCCCTTTTCTAATAGGGATTCACGCATAGCAAACTCACACCACTTTAGGTATGTTGAGCCACCATCGAATACGATAGCCGCCACATCACCCTCTGATACTAATTGACCAGCGATAGTCACGAATGCTTTTACTTTCTTTACTAATCCGGTCCATGATGTGGTCACACCATCTTCCTCAAAGATAGAATCGTCAGTTTCGTCGAATAACCTAAGAACAATTACATTAGGGTCGTCAGGGCAGACGAACCGGACCGTTGCTTCGGCTGATGAATCGAAGTCGAATAAGATGACCTTTTTGCCCGCCTTAATCTCTTCGGGTGTTCTTGATAGGGATAAAGCGAGTCCTGTCTTAGCAGTATTCTCTTTACCAACAAGAGCCATACGAACAGGGGTTGCCTCAAGTTTGCGCTCAGCATTCTTGTTGAACATATCCCTATAATGGTCGACACTATATGTTGGGGCAGAAGGTTGAGAAGCCTTTGGCTTCGCCTTAGCCCATCCTCCCTGCGCCACGATTAGTCCTCCCATGACTCATCGTCGACCTGAACAGCATCCACAGAATCGACGCACCACCAACCATGCGTTGTGAAGCGCATCTCATCATCGCGGCTCTTGTATGTTTGGCCCACTATGAGAACCTGCGAACCTAATCCGAAGGTTAGAAGGTGCTCTTGTGACTTTGGAATAATCAAATCCTGACCGGGTGCTGAGGAAGTAATATCCAAATCACCGAGGGTTACAGTAAATCCACCGCGCTCGCGAGGGTCTATATGAACCACTTCACCAACAATACCTACCCATTGGTCCCACCAATCCTTATCGTCTTTGTGGTCTGTGTGGTATT